CTGAATAAACTGCATCTAAGTGTCCGGATGTATCAATTACTAATCTTAAAAGTTCACCACTGGTGCTTTGGTCATCTTCAATATGTACTAAATATTGTTCATCTGCAGGTGTACAATCATTTGGTTTATACCATCCAAATATTGTAAAGTCACCATTATAATCACCAAATGCATAATTATGCATATCATCACTATTTGATGCTGTAAAATCATAATATCCAGCAAAGTCTGCATGAATAGATGTTCCAGCATTATGGTCAGCATCATTTGTGAAATCTACACTTCCAACACTATCTGTCGCATCAGATGTAAAATTCCATTTATGCAACAAATTTGTATCACTATATCCTGTTGGATCTATAAACAATGGTTCAAGCGTTTGCTGTCCTCTTGCTGGAGTCATATAAAATGTTGCTGTATCACCTGATATGATTGTATGGTTGCATCCCGGCATTTTAACTTTAACATCGCCAAATACAAACGTGCACCGGCTATAATTCCCATCATGGTATGGTTGATCTTTGATATCATAAACACGCCATTCAAGTAAATAATTCCTTGTATCTTTTGGGTTCCATAACACATCATATCTTTTTGGGAACATTTCAATGTTATCAGTATCAATGAACTTGCTACGTTCATGCAGGACTCCGGCGTATGCTCCTCTCGTGCCATATGCAAAGAATGGTGTACCTCTAAACACTGTATCATTTTCTTTCTTTAATTCAGTGTTTATGATGCTCCTGGATAACTTTTGATAATAGTCATTTGGATAATAACATCGCACTTGACCAGAAGAATTATATTGTTTGATTGTGCCTCCTGCGTTAAGACAAGCATCGTATTGATAAGAATATTTCATCAGTTTCCATGTTCGTTCAGAATGGACTACCCATTTATATTTAGCGAGAATTTCACCATCTTTTTTCAGCGTGGTTTCTTCTTTAGTAAACTGAAACATGACTCCTGTTCCAGCTAACAAAACTATGATTAAACTCGCTGTTACTTGTTGCCAGGTTACTTTTGCCATTTTACAATGTAAAATATGTTTGACTTGGTTTAAACCATATAACTGTTGCTGAATAAGCTTGGCCTGCAATCCTGACACAATCACTTGATCCAGATGGAGCAGTCTCAGTAAAATCCCCACCAGTCGTGCTTACATAAAGAGTAGACCCCACAGTCCATGACCATGTATCATCTCTTACAAACCCATTAATCAAAATAGAACCAGTACCATCAGCAATCAGGGCTTCCATAATTACCCCTAAAACACCTTTTGTTGTTGATTCCGCATCAGCGTCAGCCTTCCAAAACTTACCATCAGATTTGAGATATACCAGTTCTCCTGCTGCAAGAGTTTCACCTGCAGTCCCAGTGATTGTTTCACCTGAACCTGTATGATCACTATCTGGACTTGGGTCTAATGTTCTTTGTTTAAGAAAAATAAGTTTTGTTATCTTTTTTGTAACAGGAGTTCCACTCGGGTCATCTACTGTTACTAATAAATCTTCATCAGCCGGACTTGTAAGTGCAGTCAAATCTGATATTTTACTATCCACCATCAGCGTTCACCCCTTTGAGCAAACCTTTTATCTTTTTCCATCGTCCTTGTAATTCAATAATTTGCCCATTAAGTTTAGCAATTTCTTGTGACTGTTGTTTCTTTTCAGCTAACAACCCCTCAATCTGCCTCACTTGTGCTTGAGTAACTATTTCCATTTGCTCATATTTATTATAGACTTTTTCTAACAATTCTTTCATCTTCAGCTCACCTCTATTATCAAATTCCCACTATCATTCAATATTAATGCAGAAGGATAAGTTATACTTGATGCAGTAATAGTTGCACCATCAATCATAAAACTTCCTAAATATGTTATGTTTCCAGTACCAATATTACAATTATCTCTTATCTCGCAACTTGAGTTTAAATCTATTTCCCAGCTAACATTTATACCTGGACATTCACAAGCTGTTCTTATTATATACATATCAAGTTCTTCATAAGCACAATTATCTGCCGCATCGCAACATTTCATATAAACCAAATCATCACCATAACTTAACGCATCTCCAATTGGTAATGTTCCAATATGTGTTGTGTTTATTCCTGTTGTTGTAAATTCTGTCCATGTAGTATTATCATCTGAGATACTACAAGTTGCAGTTTCATTTGTAGCAAGACTAAATGTGGGGGTTGTATCTGATGTTGTGTATGGTTCAGTTATATCATCTGGTGTTGGACTTGTACAATTTATATCTGATATGACTGGTACTTGTGTATCTGGGCTAGAGTAAGGATACTGGGTTCCATCACCACTATTATATAATTCAGATACTTCTGTACTGGTTTTTTCTGTATTCCATATCCCTACTTCATCAATTACACCGTCAAAACAATATACATCACTTGTAGAATATCTACCAACCTCATCTATTGTAAATGTACTAGAATATGCTTTTTTTGTACCTATTTCTGTACCATCAAAATATGTGTGTATATCATTGGAAGAATCTCTTGTATATGTAAACATATGGAATGTTTCGTCACCTTGTGTATTAGTACCCATAACCCATAATAAGTTACTTGCTGGAGGTAAATACATATTCATTTGTTGAGTAGTATATGCAGTTCCTACGATTGTTGCAGCACTACCTTTATTACCAAAATATATAGAATAAGTAGAAGGGGGTAATGTATGGGTATTTGCCCATAAATTTATTGTAAATTCCCCTGATAAAGCATAATCTGTAAAATCAATTCGGTCGTTATCTCCATCATAATTATATGCACCATTTATTTTACCAGTTGCAGTATATGTTGCACCTTGTAAGGTGCCGTCATTACTACCTACAGCATCATCAGTATTATTATCAAAGTTCCAATATAATGTCTGCCCGTCTATCAATGCACATTCTGCAAAATTAAGTCCATATATGGTGAACACTGCACAAACTATGAATAACAATACTGGTCTTTTCATTTTATGCTCTCCGCTGTTATTCCATCTTTTTTCACAACAATATCGCCATTAGTGATTATTGGATTTTCAATCTTATCTGTCAAAGCAAATTCATAACAAGTTTCACCAGATTGACATATACCATCACCATTACCATCTCCACCAACTTTGTCATCACAAAAAATCCCCAGCAAAGTAGTATTACACCTGATATTGTATTTATCTGGTTCAAGTATTGAATCATGGTAAAGTATCTTTTCAGAATTAAGGGTGCATTCAATATAAGTTTTATTTAATGAAACAGGATAACAATAAAGAGTTGTGGTAAACCCAGTTTTATCTGTCTTGTTTATGACAGTAACATTCCCACATTGATTAATATATATAACTTTTTCTTTTTCTATATAATCACAAGTCACATATGGTTCAGTCTTAGATATTAGCAACCACCCAGTAGCACAATACTTTTTACCAATAGTTGTTTTTTCTGATGGATAACAAGTTTTTTCAGTAGAACTTAAATGGTCACATTTCATACCTATTGTGAGGTCTTTACAATAATGAGTATCATCAATAGAAACTAAAAAACCCATAGCTATCAAAACAGTCAATGTCACACCAACCGCAGATATAGTTAAAGTGGTTTTATCTATTGCCATATAATACACCCCGAACCTGTAACACACATTGAAGTACCATTGATTTTAATATCACCAATAGTCATATTCACATATGTAGGGGTTCCTGTTGTGTTTACATCTTGGTCAATATATGTATCATATACAAAACTACTACCACTTCCACCTTCTTCTGTACAATTTATAACAGAATTAGTATCATCCCAAATACAATACTTATCATCAGTTTTGTCTCCTGAAAAATCATCAACTGAATCATAATATATTGAACTCAAAGTATTTCCATTTTCATATACTACTCCATCTGAATATAAATAAGTTGTAGCTTCTACTATACCATAACTCACATCTGCACTTACATTAACATCTTGGTCAAAATAATCTGAAAATATAAATTTTGTATCAGTATCAGTTTGATATTGAGTGACATTTGCCCACATCAAATCGGCTCTAGTTGTATTTGTTGTATCAACACCACCCCCTGAGTTATTAACATAATCAAATGTACCTGTGAATGGATTGTAAATTGTATCATATGTGGCTGTAACCAATGCAAGTAAGATAATCGCACCGAATAAATATAAATACTTCTTCATGAATAACTCAACCCCACATAATTATCTGCAATGTTATCAAAAGAAGCGTCCCCATCTGCCCAGGTTATTGTTGTGGTTGTCCCTGTAACATTAATCCTTTTTATCCGCCAAGATGCTGCACTTGAAACAGTTCCAGGCGGTGCTTGACAAACATAAGTATTAGCACCACTAACAATAATAACCTCTGCTAGCTGGGCTTTGTCTGAATCAAGAAAAGATTTGGTGCCTATATCAGTAGCTGTAATTTTTAATAGAGCATCCTGACTACTCTCTTCATTAGTATTATAAGCACCAATTATGGTCGCCATTTTAAGCTACTTCTATAGTATAAGCTACAACAAGCCCAGCACCATAACTACAAACTGAAAAACCCCATGTTGAAGCTACATTTGCAGCCTCCATAAGTGTTTTTAATTCTGAAGGTTTGCAAGGACCAAACTGTGTAACATCTCCTGCTGCCATTATTCATTCACCTTTGATTTCTTAACTTCTTGTTTCTCTTCAGAAACCCATTGTGGTTTCCCATCAAGACTATAAGAATATATCACATGACCTACCTCATCATACCCAGACTTAGCTACATTTTTACATCGCTGAACCATTGTTTCATATTTAAGTCTACAATGAGTATTACCTGATTTTCGCCAAAGTTCAATCTTCTTATTTATCCCTTCTTTTGTAAGGTGTGAAGGATTTTCAGTAATTTGTGCAATATCTGTTTCTGAAAAAACTGTACCTTTCAAACCACTCAATCCTTGTCCTTGTGCTCCTTTTGGAGTAATATCAACAAAATCATTCCGTTCCATCATATCTCACCCTTCTTATTTCTTCTTTGTTTTTTTGGATTTCTTACTCCGACCAAGTAATCGTCCTGCAAGACTAACATCTTTCTTGTCAACCTTACCATCATTATTAAAATCAAAATTATCTTTTGGTGGGGTAGGTACCTCATGTTTCATTTGGTTCTTAACATTTTTAACAATATATTTATTGAACCAAGGTTTATCCCCTTCCCCATATGCTTTCAGTTTAGCTTTGAGTTTTTCCATCATTTTAATCATCACTCATTGCTGCCCAAGTTGTTGATCCATCTGTGTTTCTGAAATGAGACGCTGTTCCTGCAGTTGCATTCAAATCAATATATACTGTACCAAGTGGTGCAGCATGTGCTGGTGTACCAACCCCTGTTTCTAATGTAGGAATCCTCTCCCCATCAACACTAAGACCTGAATTCATTCCGTCTTTCATGCCATAATTCATAACCATTATTATCACCTGTTTGTATTTTTAATTAAAGTAATAAAAAAAAATTAACAACCTTTAAGTTGTTGTTATTTCTGAAGTAGCTTCTGACCTCAGATAGTTGACTGCAAGCCTTTGACTAACTACAAGGAATCCAGTGTCTCTCGCATAATCACTATATCTTTCGATAGTTAGTGGTCGCTTCTCAGCAATTACAAATGCATGGTTAGCATCTATAATATACGCAAGTTTTGCAGATACATTGTTTGACATGAATACATTCATACCAAAGATTGAACCTACAAGTCTTTGATTCACTGCACTCCCTCCACCTGTTTTGTCAGCTTCGTTGAATGTGTCAATGTTTCTCAAATCATTAGCCACTTCAGCTCCGACAACCATATGGGTTGGATTGTAGTTTTTCTCTTCTAGTTGCTGCATAGCAGATGTAATATCGCTAATTGGCAATGTAGCGTTTGAGTTTGCAACAGTGTTAGATGAGTTAGTTGCAGCAGCGTCAAACTGTGCGACAATCAAAGCTTCCTCATTGTCTGCGAATTCATAACCAGCCAGTTCTGAATGGTATGAAAGCAATTCAAGGATTCCGTCTTCCATCATTTCTTTTGTTACACCTACTCTTGCACCGTATTTGACAGGTGTTAAGGTTAGGCTCTCAAATTGAGTCTGAGTCAAAGGGAATTCTCCACCTTCTCCTACTCGGTCTACATTCAATTCATTGTTTGCAGTTATTTCGGATTGCATTGGTAGAACAAGTGTTCTTCCTGGAATGCTTGATGGTCCGAATACTCTTGCAGCAAGACCTCTCAACAATAGCTTTTTCCTAACAGCATTCATTACTTCTGGGAGCAAAGTCCTAGGAATAAGGTAACTCGTTGTTGCGGAATTAGCTGATGAGCTTGCAAAGTCTGCACTTCCTGTGTTTAACATTTGTGTTGGCATTCTTTTTCACCTCTATAAAGCTAGTTTCCAAACGATATATTTACCGTCTGCTGACCCACCAGTTAGGGCTTTCCCAATTTGATGTGCGAATTCGTCTGCAACCTGAACCTTGTTTGCTAAAACTGTAGTTGTTCCGTTGCCTTCATGTCCTTGAATTACTCCACCTGCTTCAACATTTTCAGCTGCTGGGTTAAGAAATACCCCTTCCATAGCTATTGAACCAATACCATCTGCTGGAATATCTTCAACAGCTACACCTATTATTGTTGAGTAACCTGAATCCGAGCAAAGAATTGATTTTACAAGTATGTCTGCTCCATCAAAAGCTGCTCTTGTGGATGCTGCAGTCCCAGTCATAACATCATCACTGGCTGCACAATAAACAAGGTCACCTGCTGTGATTGCAGTTGTCCCACTATCATTTGTGGCAGTTATTGTTCTACCCTCATCTGATAGCATAAATCCTGTTTGTGCCATCTTATATCACCTTCTCCTTGATTTCCTCATTAAATTTCTTATATGAGGCCTCTGAAAGCTTTACGCTTCCGTCTTTCTCTTCAACAACTTCTTCTTCTGGTTTTTTGTCCTCTTCTTCTTGGACTTCAGCAGCTTCAGTTGTGCTCTCAGAAAGTTTTTTCTCATAACCAAGGATAAGTTCTAGCTCTTTTTTCTCCTTGAGCATAAGTTCTTTTTTGTCAAGTTTTTTGTTAAATTCAATAATTTTCCCAACAATGTCTGTTTTCTGAGATTCTTTGAGTTCTTTCAGCTCTTCTTGGAGCTTTTGGATCTCATCAGATGATGTTGACACTGGTTCCTGTTTTGCCTCTTCTTTTGGCTCTTCAGGAGTTTCAACAACTTCTTCAGGTTTTTTATCTTCTTCTTCACCCATTTTGTTTTCCTCCTCTAGTTTTTTGTCTTTCATTTCATTCAAGTCAAAAGATTCAGCGATTGCATATTCTATTGAAGCTTGTTCTACACCTTGAAAAGCAACAAGCCCTACTCCATCTATGGAAAGTCCTTCAACATCAACACTACCATCCTCTTCATTCATCATAATTTTACTTGCAGAAGCGTGAATAGATGGTCCTAAAAACCCATCTCTTACTGAAGAAATCACATCAGGATGTTTTGCGGTGTTCCTTATTTTACCTTCATGTCTAAGTGCCCCATCTTCAAGAACCAATTTACCTGCACCAACAACATGTTCTTCTGGATTATCTGGATGTCCAAACAACCATTTGAATGGTTTACCATTATTCTCGACAAGGTTTTGGAAATTATAATTTACCCCATTCTTACTTTTACCTTCAGCCAAGGCAACCCCACCCATTATCAACCAATTTTTATTCTCTTCTGATTCGGTCAAGTCAAATGTCGGAGAAAAGTTAAGTTTTACATTTTCAATTATTTTCATAGTTATCACCAGTTTCTTACAGTTTTACCCATTTTCAATCCAGCAATAGTTCTCATTGCCGAACCCTTCACTTTAAGTGTCACATCTCTCGATTCATTCACCCGAGTAGATGCCCGATTCATTGTAAAATTATTCTTTGTAAGTTGGTCAGTTGGTATCATTCCTTTGAACTCATAAGAAGTAGCAACATCTATGTCATCATTGTCATATTTGTCATTTACCCTATGTGTATTACCCCATGGATCTTTTATTAACATATTACACTCTCCATTAAAATTTGATAGGGAGGTTTTTTATCCTCTCCTACCTTTAATGACCCCATTACTTGACCATTATTACCTATGACTTCCATTACAACATGCCTCTTTTTAGGAGAGGATACACAACAATCCTGCTTTGTTGCTATCTTCTTAAACTTTGTTTCTGGTATCACTTCACAGGTACCTCTCTATCAGTTTTGTTCACTCTTTTCCCCATTGTCTTTTTGTTCTTTGTAGTTTTTGTAGGGTCATTAGGATTATTTGTAACCTTGTTAGATTTGTTTTGGGAAGGTCTTGGGTTTTGTGTACCACTATCCATTGATTGTTGGTTCAAAAGTTCTTGCATATCTGGGAGTTTTTCCCTATACTTTGGTGGTAACAAATCATTTGCTTTTTGTGGTGTGATTACCCCATCAGTAACTAATCCCCTAAGAATATCTGTGTCTGTTTCCCATTCTCGTTCTTCAGCTTTAGTCCAAATGATTTTATCTTCACTTGTACCTTGTTCTTGACCAACCAAAATATTATCTTCAAACTCAACTTTAACATATTGTTGAATAGATTTTATATGCCTACCAAATGTCCGTAATTGAACCTCTGCTGTGGCTTTGTCCAAATCAGTCATTTTCCCAAGCAAAGCTGGTGGAACTTGACCACCAGTTATTATTTGTTGGTCTACATGGTTAATTGGAACACTAATATCCATTCCTTTCTTATCAAAGTCTAAAACCTGTAACTCAACAAGATGGCTAGTAACTATCTCTGATTCTGCTTGAATATCTCTCAATTCACCCGCAACAGTTGAAACCACATCTTCCTGAGCAGGCATTTCATCTGAACCAACCTTAGCCCAAATAAGTGGAGCCACATACTTTTTCACAAGATGACCGAGGTTTCGTTCCATGTCCATCTTTGATTTGATTGAGTTAACGATTGGTTCAATCATACTACGACCATACTTTTCCATACCAAACACATTATATTTGAAATGAACAATATTCTCAGCATCCCTTATTCGTTTCTTGAACTTAGAATCATATTGAGAATCACCAGTTGTACCCCATAACACAACTTTAATATCATTTATGGTTTGGGAATATCCAATCACTTTTCCAAGTATGTTCCTGTAAACATCAATATGCCGAGAATCAAGGATTTTAAACCGACTTATCTCTCCACCTTTCTTAATCACTTCTGCGTAAGCATTTCCATACAAACACATATTCTTAACAATCTTTTCAAAGAATATAGTCAGGTTAACCTCATCAGCCCATTTATCATTCTTTTCTTTGTTTGGACCTTCAAAATAGAAATCTTGGACAACTTGGTCTGTTTTCACATTTATGATTGCATTAACTAATGGAACTTTTTCATAAGCTTCAAGGTACCATTGCATATTTTCAGCTCTGGTACTTGAGTCAGATTCTTTAGAACCATTAATTCTTCCAGGAACATTAACTACAGCTTTTCCAATAGGTTTAGAATTCTTTTTAGCTTCAAATATATTATGGAATATACCCATTACACATTATAATAAGATGTCCCCCTTTTTATTATATTCTTTTTTATGTCCTTGCAATAGCAAATGGAGAATACTTGGTTTTGTTTTTTGAACCTTTGATAACTTTGAAACAACTCATTGATAAAAACCGTGCTATGAAATTTGCCAATGCAAGAGAAATCACCATATCATCATGTTTTCCTGTACCTTCAAATTTCACAATCCCTTTCTTGTAATCAAATATGATACCAAACTTAGTCAGTTCATTAATTAAAGTCTTAACTGTCTTATGTGTCTTCAAACAAGTCCTGTCAAACGGAATAATAAACCCTTGTTTCTCAAATTGATCCCGTAATGCTTTGATTATCTCTTCTTTAGAACTACTCTGATATGTGAACCTATATCCATCAATAGGCACTCCTGCAGCTTTAAGATCATATATGAATGTTTTACCAAAACTACCTTCATCTCCAAGTGCTTTAGTTATATGGTATCTCTCAGAAAGAGTTTGGATTCGTTCTTTTTGAATATTATAATCTAATCCTTTCCATCTATCAATCCATACAAGTTTAAGTTTCTTAGAACTAGGTGATTTCTCAAGAATAGTCACTACTGTATAATCCGAACCAGATTGAGCAGACATTGCAAAATCCACACCCATAAAATATTGACGCATGTTTACCACATTATCTTGGAATTTCAAATTTGAATCAAGGCAAGGAGTTATTAACTGATCAGGGAATAGTCTATCTTGTAATGATACTGGTTGAAGCAAGAACTCTTGTGCCCAAGACATATTTGAATATGAATCAATAAGTTTACCCGTCTTTTTATCCACTAATTCAACTGAACCAGATTTATGTATAATCTTTGTATCAGGGTATCGTTTTTCAAATAAGTTTCCTTTTTCTTCGCCTTCTGCTGGATATCTATCAAAATATATACTCTTGAATCCTGGAGCAGATTCAATCTCATGCAACAGATCCATCTCTGACTTTGGTGTGCCTACACCTACAAAAAAACCTCTCTTTGAACGAATAGTAGCCATGACTGCATCAGTTAACACAGAATGGTCTTCATATTCTCCCATCTCATCACATCCAAGACCATTCACATGCAACCCTCTTACATTATCATTATACGCTTTAGATAATATCCTCGAATGATTTTTCAGTTCAAGCTCTGTCCTGCTCCATGTTTGAGATCTATTTCGTGGAACAAGAGATTTAAGTATCGGGCTGGTAAGAATTGTAAGACGAATATCTTTTAACACTTCAATTGCTTGAGGTAAAGTTTTTGATATGATAAGATATTGGTTATTATCATTTACAATCGCATTCCATAAGAAATAGTTTACAAATAATTGTCGGGTCTTGCCTGAACTCCTAAAAGCCATAAAAGTTACTCTATGATGTTTTTTAATTAATCTAAGCCATTCAGCTTGATAATCAACAAGCTTCATACCAACAACTTTTTCTATAAAATATATTGGGTCTTTCCTGATCTTTTTTGGGTCTATCACTTCTTTAATCTCAACTCTTTTTCAAATTCATTTGATTAATTAGTTTAACTATACTTCCATGAAAATAATAATGATTTAAACTCTTCTAATGACATATCTTCATGACCTTCTGGAACAATATTCTTATCAATCATTTCAATGGCAATCATTAGAACAAACAATGAATCCGAAAGGAGAATATGTGCCTTATTGTCTTGACATTTTGATACCCCACCAATATTTATCCAGACTTTCTCATGACACTTTTTCGAAGTATCTCCTTCATCTGGAATGTTTGACCATATTTCCCATGCTGAATATCTTTTCATTTTTCTTCCTTTTTATTTATAAAATCATGGAAATCATCTGCCACATCTGCCTGTCCTTTTGTGTTTTGTTTCAATACTCTATAATACGCCCTAAAATCTGATTCCAGTGATTTCAAATAATACACAAGCTGATTCATTACCAAACCAGATAAATTACCATCTTTATTCCGAACCTCGAAAAATAACTCATACTTGCTCAATAATTCTTCAACTCTACGCATCTTCATCCAAGTTGATACTAACCTATTTACACACATCACATCTGGGGCACTGGTAATATTAAAAGTTTTGATAAGTTCAGCAATGATTGTTTCATATGTTTTCTGATCATCTGCTGCAAGTTTCCCTGTAGCTTTGGATAATGCCTTGGTAAGTTTATCTGCAGTCATCTTCTCAACACTTTCCCCCAATTCCACTTAATTTTTCCTCGTGAAAGGATTAACCCTTGAGAATGTGTCCAAGCTTGCCTGAATAACTCATCAACATTACCTTTTTTTTTGGAATACTCTTTTGCCAATCTTTTTTTCATCCACAACCCTGCCCAATACTTAAAAATCCTAATCATACATGTGCACCCCAATGTTTGCCTTCATTTTTTGGATTTCATCATCAATTTCGTTCAATTTACATAGTTCTCGTATTTTTTGGGCTATTTTGTCCGGGTCAAGCTCATCTTTTGCAAGGATTATCATATAAATCTCACTTTCAGTATCCCAACCAAGTAATTCTGCATCTTGGGTTTTGATTGGGAAAAAAGCCCGTTTCCATCTTTGTCCAACACCATTCCCAACAATCTTCATTGATGTATTAATTATATGCATTTGTCTCGCATTGACTTTTCACCCAGGCATACCCAGCAATATCTTTCAAGTTATCAGATTTAGGTTTATATAACTCTCGTGACACTTTCACTAGAACCATAATCAATGCTATATCTCCTGCATCAAAATCAGTCGCAAACGCTGCGTTTACAATCTCTGCAGTGTGTGCCATGTTTTCATGTGCATCACCATAATCTTTTCCTCGTTTTTCAACAATTTCTAACGCATCTTTGAGAATATTATTTTCTTTCATTTTTTTAACCTCATATCTTTTTCATAACCTATTTCAACCCAACTTACAAACAAGAATATCACAGAAGTCCACATAATTTTCCAAGCAATAGACCATTGTGTCAACCAAATTGAAATTATCAACCCTATTAAACCAAATAAAAATATCCAATTTGAAATTTTGATAACATTATTTTTTGCCATGGTATTAATAGGATAAACACTTTAATAAACTTATGTATGTTTAGACCTATATACTACAACCTATATATTACAGTATATACTTCATTCCTTCAAGAAAACTAGGAAAAGGACTAACACTGTAAACATTGCACCTATACACTTGATTTAACGCCTTTTTAAGTTCAGAGGTCAAATTGCTAAACCCTTCAAATAAGTCCACTCCATGAGCTTCTTTGGCACTTTTACCATGATTTTTAATTAACCCTTCTTTTTCTTTTTTTGTATAATAATTTTCCAAATATTTTTTCCCACCCAATTCACAACAATCATGCCCCACAGTCAAGATATTCTTTGCCCCCATATATGCTGCCAGATGGATAGCCGAACTGATAGTGGAATAAGTTGCAACTAATTTGTCTGAACCAATAATTCCTTCAGGTAATTTATGATGGCTGTTCTCATTATGATCAAACACATAATCTCCCTTTTTATTATTCCCCATACATTTTCTGCCACAATTTTTTCTTGCCACAATCAGTTTCGCTGCCCCTTGATAAGTCTCAATAATTTTCAGATCTTTCATCACAATATAATCACATTCCAAATATTTCCATATTTTGTTCACACCAATAAGATTTTTCCCCTCAAAAAAACTTTTATCAATAAAATTCAGACTAGGACCTGAACCAATCACATAGACATCTTCGTCAGAAAATATGTCTTTCAAAAAAGTTATATTTTTCATCATACCTTATCACACTTTATCATACATTATACAAATTAATACAAATATATAAAATATACCCTCAGAATTTTCAGAAAAATATGTATGAGGGGCG